GAGTAATCTCCCACGGAGCCGATTCTGTTTTTATAGTTAATGTTTTTGAAATATGCACCCGGCCTCTGCCTAGATCAACATCCGACCATTGGAGGGCAAACATTTCAGATTTACGAACACCAGTGCCAAACATAAACATAAAGACATCACGCCAATACGGGTCGTCTACGCAGGATATAAAATAAGTAAAGGTTTCCTGCTCCCAGAACAACAGACTCTGGTCCTTCAAGTTCCGTTTATCTTTCACGATAGGCAAAGATCTGCACGGGTTGACTTCAAGATATCCAAGTCTAACGGAATAGGAAAGAATAACGGAAAGCGTATCTAAAATGCCATTTAAAGTGGGGGCAGCATAAAGCTGACCGTTTGGTTTTTTCTTTTGAAGCAGACGGTTTCTCCACTGATCAAGAACGGGAGTCGTAAGCGCCGTAAGCTTCAGACTTCCCAAATCATCCTGGATGTGATTTCTATAAGTATGCTCGTGCGTATAGAGAGTGGATCCTTTTACGGACATATTCTCTGCGTTTTTGCAGTATAACTGAAACATTTCATTTAAGGTTATAGAAGGCCGAGCGGTAGTCATTTCCAGACGGAAGGCAAACTCGGCTTCTTTTGCTTCTTTTTTTGTTTTGAAACCTCGACGACAATATCGCTGAGTCTTTCCGGTAATATCTTTACAGGAACCGTAGAACATCCAGGTTCCTCTTTTTGTGTCCTTTTGCTGAGCCATAGGAGATTACCTCCTTTTATAATTTCTACGAAAAGCGACTAAAACACCCAACACCTGAACCTGATCATGGAAGTCTTCCGTTGAGAAGAGAGTCCCAATCGCATACGGACTAGCAGTACGTAAAGCAATCTGATTCGTTTCGTTATGCGTAATAATAAAGCGCAGCATGGCTTTACCCTGATACTTCACTAGCATAGGCACACCAGCACGAATAGCACCTGTGGCGCGAATCAGGCAGACGTCGCCCTTGATAATATCCGCCTTATACATAGTTTCATCAGGCATAACATAAATATAATCCGCCGCAATATCTGTAGCCGTAGAAGTGAAGACTGACGAGCTATTCGACTTAGATACAGACCCGTCCTCGTCGACCAGGGACAGAAAGCGGACAGGCTTTACTGCAGAATCTCCAAAAGCCTCGCTCATCAGATCAAGAGGTTTCAGGTTGAAGCGCTCTGCAATTTTTACAACCATATCTGGCCTTGGCGCTTTAGTTCCAACCTCCCAACACCGCACGGTGTTATAAGAAACACCACAATACTCGGCCAAATCTCTACGACTGACACCAGACTCTTTCATCAGCTCAGGGAGCCTTGAAGATAAGACTTCATTCAATTTATTCATAGTTAATTACACCTCCTAGGTTTATATTAATCTTTTAGGTTCAAAAAGTAAACAAAAAAAAAACGAAATATTAACTGTAAAAGTTTGACAAAATATGTTCATAGCTGTAAACTGTAGGAAATTGGGAAAGGAGCTTTTTAAGGAAGAAGGGAAAACAAATGGGATAGAGGAACTCAGGAAGAAAATCGAATTCATGCTCCAGACTATGGATCAGCAGGGCCTTGAACAGGCCTATAAAATCCTACAAAGAATCTGGATCAGACACGGAACACAGCAATAGAACACACACGGAAGAATGCAGGACTTGGAAACAGGTTCTGTGTTTTTCTTTTTATAAAAAGACGAGTAACCAACCTAAACAGGATTACTCGTCTTTTTTTTCTACAAGATTATCAATAAGCTGCATTACTAAATTAAATTGATCATTAGGCAGACTGTATAGTTTTTTCATAATCCTAAGAGTGTCAGCATCATAGCCTTTTTCAGCTGCAAGCTCTTCAAGTATGGCGTCCATATCATCTATAAACATTTCACCCTTGCCTTCAGTTAACCAGAAATAATCCACGCAATACTTAGAACATATCAATCTAATAGTTCGATCAGACGCGCCGTTTGTATTTCTTTCAATATTACTAAGCGCCCCTCTTGAAAGACCGATAGGCTTCCCAAAGGCCTCACCCGATAGGCCTAGAGCTTTACGAACTTCTTTAATTCGTTCACCCACTGTTTTCATAAGTGCCTCCTTTCAAAAACAGAATACCACTATAGTTTTAAATTGTAAAGTAACAAAACATTTTTTAAATTTCAGTGTTGATAATTGTAAAGGGACGAGCATATAATGACATCGTAAACTTCAGTTACGAAGCATATGGAGGTGAAAAAATGAAAGCATCGCAACATCAGGAAATAGAAAAAACAAGCCTAATTCTTTCAGAAAAGATTCCCAAGCTATCTGAAAGTGAAAAAGCCTTTGTAGAGGGAATACTGACAGGCCTACAAATGAATAAGGCTCAGCCAGCACCAGCAGCCAAGGAACCTGAGAAACAGGAGGAGGTGAAGTAGATGCCTGAAACAATACAAACCATAGTCGCTATAGCACTAGCAGTGTTCTGTCTATTCGTATTTATCATGGTAATCCTGGGAATATCCGACTAGATCTTTAATAGATGGCTAGAAAGGTGGAACCAGAAAAACAGGAGGTGAAGTAGATGACTGAAACAATACAAACCATAGGCGCTATAGCACTAGCAGTGTTCTGTCTATTCGTATTTATCATGGTAATCCTGGGAATATCCGACTAGATCTTTGATAGACGGCTAGAAAGAAGGTACAAGAAATGATTAAGGACTACTTAGAAAGATTTGAAATCCTAGACGGATGCTCAGTAATCAGGATAAATGATTTAGACTTGAGTAATTACCCAGTACACGATTGCTCAATAGAACCCCTAGAAAACGGAGAAGTTCGAGTGCATATATCAATGACTTTCAGAGCTAAACACACTAGCTTTTATCAGGCAGCAAAAAAAGGGGAATCCCAAAAAGGAAACCCTAACATCCAGTTCGAACCATATCGAGAATGACCTGCTCACCAATGTGAAGAATCAGACTCAAAGATACGGAAGACAATTTTTTGACTATATCATTAGTCCGTCGCCACACAACATTATCGCGAACAGTATCTAAAAATTTATGACCGTCCCAAGTCAAAGAATAGATAACCTGATTACGATGTAAATCTGTAGTTTTAAGACGTGCCTTGATATAGCCAGCTTCTAGAAGCCTTTCAGTTGTATAAAGAATCTCTTCATAAGAGTAATCCTTTATAGAAATATCCGAGAGTTCTAGAGGTTCATACGGTCCGGTTTTATCTTCTATCTGCAGTAGAAGCAACCGAACTAAATCCTGATTTAACTTCAAACGATTAACCTCCTTTCATAGGAGATTGTATCACGAAAGGAAGAAAGAGAAATGGAACACAAAACAACAGGCGCAGAGCTTCCAGACTTTGCGGAGGGTATCAACCTTCACGGAGAAAGACTAAGACTGGAAGCCTTCTATGCAGAACAAAAAAGAAACAGGAAGCAGAAATTTAGATCTGGACTGGTAACAGCCCTAAACATGGCGCTCATAATCCTGATCATTACGCTAAGCGTAGCAATTTGGATCATGATCTATCAAATGCTTTATTAAAGGAGGTGGTGAGTTTTGCAAGTAGAAAACCTAGCAGCCTACAGATACGAGATGATGGAAAAGGGATACATGAACATATCCGAGCTATCAAAGTTTATAGGTTGCGGAAGGGGTAAAGGAAGCAAGATCTTCCAGAAAATCATGGAAGATATAAAAAAAGAAGGTCTAGAAAATATCGACAGCAACGTTATTCTGACCAAACGTGCTATTCAGTATCTAGGCCTCACACAAAAGAATATCGTAGAATCCTACGAGCGTTCTATAAAAAAAGGCTAGAAGACCTCGTTCGAAAACGAATAAGGCTCTAGCAATAGAACACGCTTATATTATACAGCACGTGTTCAAAAATACAAGGAGGAAAAAGAAAGATGGATGAAAAATCAGATATTTATCAAAGGCAGGAGACTAATCTAGATCATTACAAAGACGAAGTTCTAGAAAATTGCATGTGGAATTTAGCGATAGTCAAAGGAAAACCTAAACGATGTAATCAAACTAGATGCAGTGACTGCGAATTTGATAAAGACAGTCCAAGAAAATGTCATAAGAGGACAGTGGAGTGGCTAAAGCAGCCGTATATAAAACCGACTTACAAACTAACTAAATTTGAACAGGATTTATTACAAAGCTGTTCACAAGGCTATTCGTCCGGATATCAGTTCAAAAATATAGCTCTTTTAACCAGAATGAAAGAAAAAGGGTATTTCAAAGACATTGATAAGGATGCAACACTTGAAGATATCCTAACAGATTGTGAAATAACAGAGGAGGACTAAACATGCTTACTATCAAAAAGGAAAAACCAGCAAAGGAAGAATTGAAGCTTTTCTCAGTAGAAATCGTACTGACACCAGACACTGAAGACCACATGCAAATGGAATCAAGAATTCAGGGACACAAATCAGAAATGAAAGCTTTTCTTGAGACGCTGGATGTCAATCCAGAGGAATACAGAAATATCACGACACACGTCGCAATGGCTATGCTTAGAGATTTTGTACAGCAGGTTGTGAACCTAAGCGAAAGCCTAGAAGGCGCAGAAATGGAAGAAACGGAGGAATAGAAAATGTATTATCAATTAACATTGCAATTTGCAACAAGCGAAATCGACGACGCTAAAAAAGTGTTGGAGCTAGCCAAAGAGCTAGACCTAAAGCGCGCAGGACTAGAGGAAAAGCTGCCTGAGCCTGAAACATTCCCATGGGAAGAAGAGACGCCAACAAAGGAAATGCCAACTCGTAAAGAAAATGAGACTAAAATTCCAATGGCCAAAGATTGGACGACTCAAGATGAGCCTATTCATGAGACTGCAAAGCCTACACCGGAACCAGTAAAGCCAACGCCTAAACCTGATCCGACTGCAGAACCAATTACATTGGAAGATTTACAGAAAGCCGGCGTTGCATTTGCCAAAGAAAAAGGAGTAGCCGTACTAAAAGTGTTCCTAACTCAGATGGGTGCTAGCAAGATCTGCGACATTCCTAAAGAGAAATACCAGGAAGCCTGGAAGGCACTACATGCCTAGTCAACACGCTATCCTTTCTGCAAGTGGTTCCAACAGATGGCTCCACTGCCACCCTTCTGCTAGATTGGAGGAGCCTATCGAAGAAAAGCCAAGCGTCTACGCAGCGGAAGGAACAGAGGCTCACAGTGTAGCCGAAAAGAAACTTCGTAACTGGATCGAGGGACATCCACGAAGAAAAGTAAAAGCTGCAACAGGAGAAATGGACGAGGCTACAAACTTCTATAAGGACTATGTTCTAGAGGTATACAACAAAGAGAAAAAGAAAAGCGATATTGCGGATCTTTTCATAGAAGTACAGGTAGACCTGACGCCTTGGATTCCGGAAGGATTCGGAACAAGCGACGCTGTAATTGTAAGTAATCACACGCTCCACGTTATCGATTTTAAATACGGAGAAGGGGTCAAGGTAAATGCTCCACATAATCCGCAGCTTACCATTTACGCCGCAGGAGTTATGGCACTTTACGATTGCTTATATGATTTTGAAAAAGTTAAGCTTCATATCGTACAGCCTAGACGAGATCACATCAGCACCTGGGAACTTACTACCGAAGAACTGGCAGACTGGATGGAAAACACCGTTAAGCCGGCCGCAAAAGAAGCCTGGAACGGAGAAGGAGAACGGCAAGCAGGAGACTGGTGCAAGTTCTGCAGGGTAAAGGGAAACTGTAACGCACGCGCTGCCAGGATGAAAGCTATCGACGAAAGATATCAGCGCATGTGCGGAATGCTTCTAACAGATCAGCAAATCGCAGAACTTTTGCCAGAGTTACCTGGACTTATTGACTGGGCCAAAGAGGTACAAGAATTCGCACTGGATCAAGCGCTAAAAGGAACACACTACGAAGGATATAAAGTTGTAGAAGGAACAAGCAAAAGAAAGATTACAGACGAGTCTAAGGCATCTGAAGCACTTCAAAACGCAGGATTCGACTTCGACCAGATCATGACAAAGCCAAAGCTTCAGACTATCACGGCTCTAGAAAAATTAGTCGGAAAGAAAGACTTTGCAGAAATCGTTGGTGAATATATCGAGAAGCCACAAGGAAAACCAGCACTAGTGCCAGTAAGCGACAAACGCCCAGAGTTTGGAAGTGTAGCAAATGACTTTAAAGATGGCATTGATTAGAAAGATAAAAAGACTGATAGGAATCCAGTCGCCTTCAGAACACATGATGGGCTTTAAGCCCAGGAGATTAAAAGATGAGTTCAAAAGAGGATATCAAGCAGCTCGAAGAAAAGATGGTCCGCATCCGAGCCGAGATTCGAAACAGTAAACCAGGACCACACAGAAACGATCTAAAGCGACAGCTTAAAAACGTAATGCGACAAAGAATACAACTAGGAGGAACAAAAAGATGTCACAAGTAAAAACAAAATTAGTAAGATTCGTATACTGCCATTTAGCAGAACCACGCGCAGTGGCAGAAGGCCAGGACAAGAAATACAGCCTTAACATTCTAATCGACAAGGAAGACAGGGAAACGTTAGCACGTATCCAGAAAGCCTACGGAGAAGCTGTACAAGAAGGAATTGAGAAGTTCGGCCAATCCTTCAAGGGAAAAGTAACACCGCTAAAAAAAGCGCCAGGAGTCGGTTCAAGAGGTATAATCACTGACTGCGACGCAGACGAGAAATTCAGCGCGCCAGAATTCAAGAACAAATACATGCTATCTGCTAAAAGCAATAGACCGGTATCTGTAGGCTACCGTAAAAACGGAGTGACATACGCTTACTCATCTAAAGAAGAAATCGAGGAAAACGTATACTCCGGATGCTATGGAGCTATCAATTTCAATCTATATCCATATAACACCGTAGGAACTGGAATCGCTGCAGGACTTAACAGCGTCCTAAAAGTAAAAGACGGAGAACCATTAGGAGGACACTCAAGTGTAACAACTGACTGGGCAGACGCTTCTGAGTTTGACGAGGAAACCGGAAGCGACGACCTAAGTGCCTTATTGTAAAAAGCCCATACTGCATATCGACCTGGAGACCTACTCCAGCGTCGACCTTGCAGCCTGCGGGGTTTATAAATACGCAGAGAGTTTAGATTTCAAAATACTTCTATTCGGATACGCCTGGGGCAATGATCCAGTAGAAGTTTTAAATTTAATGGAAGAAGATCTGCCTTTTTCTTTAGTATCAGCACTAGCAGACGAAAACATCACGAAGGTGGCGCACAACGCAAACTTCGAACGAGTATGCCTAACCAGATACGTCAAGGAGTACGCAAAGCGAGATATTCTAGGAGAAGCAGTAAAAAAGAAGTTAACAGAGGATGGATTCCTACCACCAGAACAGTGGCAAGATACCATGATCATGGCTGCAGAGAACGGCTACCCTTCAAGCTTAGGCCAACTAGGACCTGCACTGGGGATTGAAGAAGACAAGGTGAAACTGGCTACAGGTAAAAGGCTGATCCAGTATTTCTGTAAGCCTTGCAAGCCAACAAAAGCCAACGGTGGAAGATGGAAGAACCTACCGGAGCATGATCCGGAGAAATGGAATCTTTTCATAGAATACAACCGAAGAGACGTGGAGTCCGAACAAGCCATTTATAACAAGCTAAATAACTTGATGCCTGTATCTGATCAGGAATGGGAAAACTGGCACAGAGACCAGAGGATAAACGACAGAGGAATTCACGTAGATACGCAGATCATAAAAAACGTTCAGTCCTACAGTCTAGATCATGGAATGGCGCTCATGGATGAAGCAAGATACATCACGGGCCTAGAAAATCCGCAAAGCGTAGCACAGCTAAAGAAGTGGATCCTTGACCAGGAAGGACACGGCATTGAAAGTTTAAACAAGGAAGCCGTGATAGACCTTCTAAAAGGTACACTAAGGCCAGAAACAAGAAGAGCCCTAGAGATACGCCAGGAGTTAGGAAAAACAAGTGTCAAGAAATACGACGCCTTCCAGAGAGCGTGCGGAGAAGATGACCGCATCAGGGGAACCTTCCAATTCTTCGGAGGCAGAACCGGAAGATGGGCAGGCCGACTGATCCAACCGCAGAACTTCCCACGCCCAAGCTTTGACGAGGTAGACGAACCAAGAACACTCGTGAAGGAAGGCAACTTCGAACTTTTAGAGCTCATCTATCCAAGCATGAACGATGTATTCGCTACGATTCTAAGAACAGTGATCACACCACCCGAAGGCAGCAGCTTTATAGTAGCCGACTACTCAGCCATAGAAGCTCGCGTGATTGCCTGGCTAACAAGAACGACATGGCGCCAGGAAGTCTTCAAGAATGGCGGAGACATCTACTGTGCATCAGCCAGTCAGATGTTCGGAGTGCCCGTAGAAAAGCACGGAATCAATGGACATCTAAGACAAAAGGGAAAGATTGCCGAACTTGCCCTCGGATACGGAGGTGGAACGGCAGCACTGGAAGCCTTCGGAGCTAGCAAGATGGGACTAAGCCCAGAACAACAGCAAGAGATTGTGACGAAATGGAGACAAGCCTCGCCACGTATCAAGGACTTCTGGTACTTACTAGGCAGAGCCTTCGAGGATGCAATCACAGACGGCAAAGTCACGACCCTAGACCGAAACATGAAGGTTTTCAAGGGCGGCAGTAACGTCTATATATCTTTACCCAACAGACGCATTTTAGGTTACGTTACACCACGAATCAAGGATGGCCAGGTATCTTTTTTAGGATTGAACCAGACAACCCGAAAATGGGAGTGGACCAACACATGGGGCGGAAAACTAACTGAGAACGTGGTTCAGGCTATCGCAAGGGACTGCCTATGCGAGACGCTAAAAGGCTGCGACGAGATCGGTGCTAAAACAATCATGCACGTTCATGATGAAGTGATCTGCGAAGTACCGACGGAAGAAAAAGAAACAAAATTCAAACAACTGCTAGACGTAATGGCTAAGCCGATCAGATGGGCGCCAGACTTAATTCTAGTAGGAGACGGATTTATATCCGATTATTACAAGAAGGACTAAAAATGAAAATAGATAAGCAAGATTTAATTATAGCCTTGATCTATATCACAGCAGCGCTGATCATTCTAAATATTTTGAAAGAAGTGTTCGGCTTAGATATAGCACAAGCACCAAGGCTAGGAGGATAGAACATGAGTATTAAATGGACACAGCAGGAGGACAACCTTCTAAAGCAGTTAGACGCCCTGGGCTATAGCAGCTCAAAGATTTATAAAGAATACGGCTCTATACTAAAGAACCGAAGTCAAAACGCTATAGCTCTTCGTCTAAGCTATCTACGCAAACCACCCGAAGAAAGACGGAAGGAAGACATGGCCAGCTTCGACAATGCAGACATGCTAGAAAAAGCGATCAACCAGGCCGCAGACCGTATCTGCAACAGGCTGGACAATATCGCAAACGCTCTAACCGTAATCTGCAGATATATGGAAAGCGATACAGAGAACGCCAGCAAGCACGCTGAACGCACTACAAAGCTTCTAGAAGAGATCAAGGCCAATGGGACACTCCAGCAAGGAACACAGCAAAGTATCAAGCACGAGCTACAGAAAGTGGCCTATCGGGGAAATAAGAAATGGAATATGAAATGAAAAGGAAGCAGAGAATCTTTTATATTCTAGCGGAAGAATAGACAGGAGGCTGAAGGATGTGCAAATAGCAACCTGCACCAACAGAAAACAAAAGCAATATTTCAACCAGGAAATGTCCTGGGAGGAATTCACAAAAAAACTAAAAGAAACGACCCGAACAAAAGAGACGGTGGAAGAGTACAAGAACATGACGAAGGACCAGCAGTCCAATATCAAGGACGTCGGTGGATTCGTAGCCGGAGAACTAAAAGACGGCAGACGAAACAACCAAAGCGTTCTATCACGTAGCATGATCACATTGGATGCTGACTTCGCAGACAAAGATTTTTTAGACTTGATCCGAATAACGTGCAACTTTTGCAGCGTGATATATTCCACGCATAAGCACACACCGGAAAAGCCTAAATACAGATGGATCATTCCATTACAAAGAGGGGTGTCACCTGAAGAATACGAGGCAATCGCTCGAAGGATTGCAAGTACAATCGGAATGGAATACTTCGACGACACGACCTATCAGCCAGCACGAATGATGTTCTGGCCTAGCACCAGCAAGGACGGAGAATACATCTGTGAACAGCTAGGAAACAGAAACGCAGACCTGAATCCGGATGACATCCTGGCGCAGTACAGAGACTGGCATGACATCAGCTACTGGCCTCGCTCTAACAGAGAGACAGAACTGCACCACAGCGACATAAGACACCAGGAGGACCCATTGTCTAAGTCCGGATGGATTGGCGCCTTCTGCAGGGCCTACACGATCCAAGAAGCGATTGAGGCATTTATTCCAGAGGAATACACACCGACGGAAGACCCGAACCGTTGGACCTATACGAACGGATCAACAGCCGGAGGCCTAGTCATCTATGACGATAAGTATGCCTACAGCAACCACAATACAGACCCGACAGGGCAGCAGCTATGCAACGCTTATGACCTTGTAAGAATACACAAGTGGCCAGACGATCCAGCAAGCACAGAACACATGCTCGAACTAATGGAACACGATGAGGGCACCAGGAAGCAGCTTATAGAAGACAAGAAAGAGCAGATTCACGAGGACTGGGACGACTTCAAGGACGACACCGCGAGGGGTTCGCAAGGGGTAGAAGACAGTAAAGAAGAAGTAAACGAGGACTGGCTGGATGCCATGGACATGGACAAGAAGGGAAACTTCAAGCCCACTACAGACAACATAGTCCGCATACTTTTAAATGATCCAAAGCTTAAAAACGGAGTCGGAGGCAACGACCTATTCGCACAGAAACCTGTCAAGAAGGGAAACCTGCCCTGGTGGAACTACAACCCAAGCGACCCGACCTGGACGGATACGGATGATGCAAGTTTCAGATACTATCTGGAAAAGAAATACAACATTGTCGCCAAAGGAAAAGTAGACGACGCCATAGCCTATGTTCAGGAGAGAAACAGCTTTCACCCAGTACGAGACTATCTAGACACACTAGAATGGGACGGCATACCAAGACTAGACACGCTGTTTATAGACTATCTAGGAAGCGAGGACTCAGAGTACAGCAGAGCGGTCGCAAGGAAAGCTTTCACCGCAGCCGTGGCCAGAATCTACACACCCGGATGTAAGATGGACTACATGCCTGTGCTTGTAGGACACCAAGGAATCGGAAAGAGCCACATGCTGAGCATCATGGGCGGAGATTGGTTCTCAGATTCAATCACAACAATTTCAGGGAAAGAAGGATATGAGGCACTCCACGGATCATGGGTTATTGAGTGGTCCGAATTATCTGCAGCCAGAAAAGCCGATATCGAGTCCATGAAACAGTTTATCAGCAAAAGGGACGACCGATACAGAAAAGCCTACGCAAGACGAGTTACAGACAACCCAAGACAGTGCGTGTTTTTCGGAACTACAAATGATGACGAGTTTTTAAGAGACTACACAGGAAACCGAAGATTCTGGCCGATAAATACGGATATATCAAAGGCAAAGAAAGTCGTGTTTGATGATCTGCCAAAAGAAAGAGACCAGATCTGGGCCGAAGCCAAGCAAAGATTCAAGGAAGGAGAAAAGTTATTCCTTCAGGGTGAAGCTTTGACCGGAGCTGAACAGATGCAAAAAGAGCACACGTTTACCAGTGTCCGAGAAGATATGGTCCGCGATTATCTAGATAGAAAGCTACCAGATGGCTGGAAAGATATGGATTTATACGCCAGAATTCAGTGGTTGGAAGACCCGAAGAACAAGGGGGAAGACATCAGAGACTGCGTAAGTTTACTGGAGATTTGGTGCGAAGTTTTAAATGGTGCAAAGAATAAGTTTACACCCGTGGACCAGAGAGAACTCAAAGCAATCATGGAAAGTTTAGGGTGGAATAAAGGACCAGCACCAAGACAAAGGGGAGCCTGCTATGGCAAACAACGGGTTTATTTGAATCCTAAGTTCACATGGGAAAACAGGAATCATATTTAGGTAACGCTGGAAACGGTTGGAAAAAAATACAAGGCAACCAAGGAAACGGATGTGGAAACGCTAAAATTATAGAGTGTTTCCGGGGAATCACCGCATAAAATAAGGCTTTTTAAGCTATTGGAAACGGTAGAAACAGAAATATTACTAACTTAATGAATATATAATATATATAGTGTAATACAGTATATGCGTATGTATATGCGCGCGAGAAAATATAGTATATATATAAAGAGTTTGGAAGGCGTTTCCGCACGTATCCGTTTCCAGGGCCAAAAATCAACTAGAAAAGGAGACATAGAAATGCAAGGAAAATTTTTAAGACTATACCGCGGATTTATACAAGAGATAGACGCAAGAGTCAACGACGAAACAATGGACCGATACGGAATCGAAAGGCAGAGCTTAGTCGCTATGGAAGAACTATCAGAACTGCAAAAGGCGATTTCTAAACTGGTACGCAATCCGGAAGAAAAGACAAAGCCATTAGAGTACAAAGGACTAAGAAATAACCTGATTGAAGAAATGGCGGATGTAATAATTTGCATGGATCAGCTAAAAGAGTTTTATGGGATTGATCACAGCGAAATTCAAAGCATTATAGATTCAAAACAGACAAGACAAAGAAGAAGACTATTGGAGGAATAGAACATGAAAGAAAATAGAATGTATGTCAAGTGCGACCGATGCGGAAAAGAAACATCAGTCGGAATCGAAAAGAGCAAGATCGAGAACGGAAAAACAATCGAAACCTGGAAAGGACTTCCAGATGGATGGATCACAACAATTGACAATAAAGATTTGTGTCCAGAATGCGCCGAGCGGTACCGCGAACTTCAAAAGAAGTTCTTCCAGAAATGATAGAAAATCAAGTAGAAAATTACCTGATTAAAAAGGTATCAGCGCTAGGCGGTAAAGCCTGGAAGTTTGTAAGCCCAGGAAACGCAGGCGTGCCGGATAGACTGATCACATATAATTCAAAGGCCTTTTTTGTAGAAGTAAAAAGGCCAGGCGGTAAGCCTAGAGCCCTACAGAAAGCCACAGTAGCTCAAATACGGGCAACAGGTATGAAAGTATACTGCATCAGCACAAAAGCCCAGGTGGACGAATTAACAAATCTGATGCGATCTGGAATCATACCGGAGGAGCGACACTTTGACAGAATTTAAACCTCATGACTATCAAAAGAAGGCTATCAACTTCGGACTGGATCATAAGAAGTGTGGCCTTCTTCTCCCTATGGGAGCCGGAAAAACTGTAACCACGCTAACGATCATCAGCCTTCTAAAACTAATCGACATAGAAAAAGTTCTAATCATTGGCCCTGTGCGCGTAATAAAAAGCACGTGGCCCGAAGAAATAGAAAAGTGGAGTCACACTAAGGACTTGAGCTATTCAATCATAGCAGGCACTCCAAAGCAGCGTGAGAAAGCATTGCAAAAAAAGGCAGATATTTATCTCATAGGCAAAGAGAACGTTACCTGGCTAGTAGACAACAAATACTTTGACTTTGACATGGTAGTGATTGATGAATTATCAACTTTCAAGAATCCAAAAAGCCAGAGGTTCAGAGCCCTAAGAAAAGTTATGCCGCTAGCTGACAGATTTATAGGCCTAACCGGAACACCAGCACCGAAAGGAATCCCGGACCTTTGGAGCCAGATATATTTGATCGATCAGGGAGAAAGATTAGGTCGAACACTAACTCAGTTTCGAGAAAGATATCTAATTCCAGGAAGAAGAAACGGGATGATCGTATACGATTGGAAGCCAAGACCAGATGCAGAGGAAAAAATATACAAGAAAATAGGTGATGTATGCATGAGTCTGGATCAGGCAGACTGTGCCAAACTTCCACCGGTTCAGTATTTGAAAAAATCAATCGAGCTACCTCAAAAAGCGATGGCAGAATACCACGCTTTCAAACGTGAGAAGGTTCTGGAACTAGATAACAACGAATCACTGCTAGCAGCCAACGCTGGAGTGCTATGTGGTCAGCTTCTACAAATGACATCAGGAGAAATCTATAAACGCGATCAGCTAGGAAATAAGCTCGAAGAAGTAGCAACCCTTCACGCAGCTAAACTTGAGGCACTAGACGACTTGATCGAATCAGCAAACCAGAACCCGGTGATGGTGTTTTATTACTTCAAACACGAACTAAAACGAATCAAGGAGCACCTGAAGAAACAGAAACTAGAGGTTCGCAGCCTTGAGAACGAGGACGACGTTCGAGACTGGAACGACGGAAAGATAGACGTGCTGCTTTTGCATCCAGCAAGCGCAGGACATGGGCTTAACCTTCAACGTGGTGGACATATCGCAATCTGGTACACACTTCCAAACTGGAACCTTGAACTATATCAGCAGGCAAATGCCAGAATCTATAGGCAAGGACAGAAACAAAACGTGACAATTTATCAGATCATAGCTAGAGGCACAGTAGACGAGGATATGCTGGATGCACTAGAACACAAGAACATAACACAAAAAGCCTTAATCGAAGCTTTAAGGAGGTAAAACATGACTTACGACGAATTAATTCCAGAACTAAAAACGGTGCGCTACTGCTGCCACCGTTTGATTGAACTGAATCAGGAACTGGAGGTACTAAACCACCAGACAACGGGACTTGCAAAGTCTGGAGGAATCGAACTGACTGCAGAACAGAAAAGAAGCAAGTGGCCTATGCCGACATATCAGCATCAGTACCACAGCCCACTCGGTCTATTTGAAGAGATATCAGCCAAAGAACAAGAGCTGCACCATTTCCAGAAAAGACTGATGGACCTAAGATGGACAGAACTTCTCGATTTGCAAGATCAGAATATTCTATGGGATCTGTACATTCATAGAATCAAGGCCGTGGAAGTGGCTGAAAAATATGGCTATACAAGACAAGGGATGTATAAACATCTAATGGCAGAGGTAAAAAATCTGACAAAAGACTGAAGAGTTTACACTGTAAACCGCTTTCGGGTGGTATATTAGTACTTGTAAAAGAGGACCGGTAGAAAAGGGCCCTCTTTTCTTTTACCCGGAGCGTCCTCCTTTATAAAAAACGAGTGCTTTCCAGACAACGTCAAACATCAGCTACGACAAATCATGGACATTAATTTTATTTTCTTTTCAGCGCTCCGGGTAATCATAGACAACAAAGAAGCAGACACAGCTTCTTTTTTAATACAACAGAGGTGAACACACATGAACATTACAGACATAAGAACATGCGACCTGAAGCCTTACGAGAATAACCCAAGACTGAACGAAGATGCCGTCGATTTAGTCGCAGCATCTATAGACGAGTTCGGATTCAAGCAACCGATTGTGGTGGATAAAGACCTGATCATCATTGCAGGACACACGAGATGGAAGGCAGCACAAAAGCTAGGCCTTGAGACAGTGCCATGCATCCAGGCGGATGACTTAACGCCAGCACAGGTGAAAGCCTACCGATTGGCAGACAACAAAGTCGCAGAGGCAGCACAATGGGACCTTGACGCTTTACAGTTTGAACTGGAAGAGCTAGACAACATGGACTTCGATATGGAGCCTTTTGGTTTTGAAACGGAAACATTCTACGAACAAATCGCAGAGGACGACAACTTCGAGCCAGAGATTCCGGAAAAGCCAACAACCAAAAGAGGACAATGCTGGATGCTAGGAAGGCACAGATTGATGGTCGGAGACAGTACCAAACGCCAGGATGTAGAAAAGCTTTGCAGCGACGCTACCATGGATATGGTCGTAACTGATCCACCGTATAACGTAGCCTTAGGGCAACACATGAGACCTTCAGAGGCTAAGCAGCTACACCGAAGAACCGACGGACTGGTCATTGATAACGACTCATGGGAAGACGACGAGGGATTTATCGAGTTTTTAAAAGTAGCCTTCGAGAACATGACAGAACAGCTCAAGGCAGGCGGGGCCTTCTATATTTGGTACGCATCCACGCAGAGCAAGAACTTTCTGGAAGCTGCAGAACGCGCAGGCCTAAACATCCGACAAACCTTGATCTGGAACAAGAACACATTCGCACTGGGTCGCCAGGACTACCAGTGGAAGCATGAGCCGTGCCTTTACGGATGGAAAGATGGCGCAGCCCATTACTTTGTCAACACAAGAAACCTTGTAACCGTACTCGAAGACACAGAAAACCTGGACATTGACAGCATGAAGAAGGACGAGCTTAAAGACCTTCTAAAATCAATCCTGGGGGGTGCAAGGACACAACGATTCTGGACGAGAAGAAGCCTACAAAATCCGATCTGCATCCAACCATGAAACCAATTCCACTGATTGCAAGGCAGATCAAGAACAGCAGCCGAACTGGAGAAAACGTGCTGGACCTATTCGGAGGTTCAGGCTCCACGCTTATGGCCTGCGAACAGCTAGGACGGAGGTGCTTCATGATGGAGTATGATCCACACTATGCCGATGTAATTATCAAGCGCTGGGAAGATTACACCGGAGAACAAGCGGAGCTGATATCAGATGCCTGCTAAGGGATTAGCTGGACGTACAAAAAGCGAAGCGGCCAGACAGCGCAAAGACCCTATGCAAAACCTGAAGCCATTCACGAAAGAGAATGCAGCAGAGATGGGACGCAAGGGCGGAGCCGCTAGCCAGAAAGTCCAGAAAAAGAAAAAGAAGCTGAAACAATGCCTGGCCGCAATCCTAGAGTTGGAGCCAAGCGAAAGAAACAAAGAAAAGCTAATCGACATGGGTCTAGAGGATGAGGAGCTCAGCAATCAAATGCTTTTAGCCGCAACCATGTTCAACAAAGCTACACGTGGAGACGTAAGGGCTGCAGAATTCATTCGAGACCTTACAGGACAGCAGCCTGTCACAAGCCTAGACAGAGCCAGAACAAAGCTGATGAACGCGCAAGCCGAACAGATCAAGAAACAAGGAGACCCTTCTAAAGAGCTTACTAAACTGGATCTTTTACTTAGAGCTATGGACACCGTAGCCGGAGACGATAGTGGAACTGACTGAGAAACAGAAAGAGTTCTGGAATCATAAACCGAGCCGCTGGAACATAAAAGAAGGGGCTACGCGTAGTGGAAAGACGTGGCTGGATTACTACATCATCCCGAAACGGATTCGAGCTATAGAGGGCCTTCCAGGCCACGTGTTCCTCATAGGAAACACAAAGTCGACACTGGAAAGAAACGTTCTAGAACCCATGCGAGAACTATATGGGCCAGAACTAGTTGGAAGAGTAAGACCAGACAACACGGTAAAGCTTTTCGGTCGTAACTGCTACGCGATAGGCGCAGACAAAGAAAGCCAGGTTACAAAGATACAAGGGGCCTCAGTAGCGTACTGCTACGGGGATGAAGTCGTAACCTGGAATAAGAAAGTATTTGACATGCTAAAGTCGCGTCTAGATAAACCGTATAGCTGTTTTGACGGAACATGCAACCCAGACAACAAGAACCATTGGTTTTTAAAGTTTCTAGAATCAGGAGCTGACATCTTCCGACAGAAATACACGATTGAAGACAACCCTTTTCTGCCGCAGGAATTCGTGGAAAACCTGAAGCTCGAATATCGAGGGACAGTCCTATACAACAGATACATACTAGGAGAATGGTGCAACGCGGAAGGGCTACTCTTTCCACAGTTTGCAGACAATCCAGACGAGTGGGAAGTCAAAGGAGAACTCCCACTTTTTAACATGATCAACATAGGCCTGGACATAGGTGGAACACGTTCACACAGTAGCCTGATTGTAACAGGAATCACGGCAGACCTTTCTGAGATTGTGACCTTTGCAGAACGGAAAGTCGTACACGCTAAAGGAACTATAGACGCCGAAAGACTTTGCACAGAGACAGTCGACCTGATCAGAGCTTTATGGATTCAAGGCTTCGTGGTGTCCACAGTTTTTGTCGACAACGCCGAACAGGTAATTCTGAACAGTATACGAGTAGCCGTACAAAGGGCAGGCTTCCCAACCAATGTGATGGATTGCCGCAAGATAGACGGAAAGACAAGGATTCTGACCTACAACATGCTGCTGAACCGACACAAGATGAAGTTCCAGGCAGTACCTATGGTAGTCGAAAGTTTGAGCACAGCCCTATACGATACAAAATCGAAGGAAGACAAGATTCTGGATGATTTCACAACCGACGTCGATACATTCGACGCCCATTTTTACAGTTGGTCGACATTTATGGACCTGATCACAGGAAGGAGTACTTAAATGAAAGTTTTATTCACAATACTAAAGGACTTAGGATATCCTGTGAGTCAGGAAGTCCAAGACTACTACAACAAAATTCAATTCTGGAATGATTGGTGGAAAGGCTACGTTCAAGATTTTCATAAATATGAGATCAAGAACGAAAACGGAAACAGCAGACAAGTAAAACGCAAGCAAATGCGAATGGCTAAGAAAATCTGCGAAGACTGGGCCGATTTACTTTTGAATGATAAAACCAGAATCCTGGTGGAGTGCAACGAACACGGAACGGATGTCACACAGGAATTTCTGACCGGAGACAAAGAGGACCAGAACGGCGGAGTTTTAGGAAACAGCAAGTTCTGGAAGCTAGGAAACAAAGCGGTCGAGAGAGAATTCGCACAAGGGACCGTGTGCTTCTATCTGCAGCTTGTAAATCCAACAGTAAACAAAGGACAGTTGAGTGCCCAGAGCGTACAAATCAAAGCTATCAAGGACGCGCAGAAAATCGTGCCATTGACCTATGACGAGGAAGATATCTCAGAAATCGCATTAGCTAGCGAGTATACACAAAACGGGGACCGTTTCATGTACATCCAGGTCTTCAAGCAAGAGCAAGAAGGCTACCAAATCTACAACCATTACTTCAAAATCAGCAATGTGGCAGGAGACTCTGTAGGCTATGAAAGAGTATCAGCACCACACGGCGAAGCAATCAGTTACAAGCTACCTTGCAAGCCTTTTGTGATTCTAAAGCCCAATATTGAAAACAACATAGCAGACGTGCCTCTGGGAATGTCAATCTACGCAAACGCAATCGACATGCTGGAAAGCTGCGACTTAGCATACGACAACCTATTCATGGATACTTTGCTAGGAAAGAAAAAGGTTTTTATGGATCAGGCGCTATTCAGCATGAAGCCAACAGCCTATGCGCTCAACGACAAAGGTGAACGAGTACCGGTAAGGCAAGAGCCAGACGTCGGTGCAACCTTGGAAAAATCTCTATACGTAAGTACAGGAACACAAGTAAGTCTAGACAAGCCTCGACTTTTTGAGGAATACAATCCAAGCCTTCGAGTTGACGAGAACAAAGAGAACGTTCAATTCAATCTAAACCTTTTATCAAGTAAATGCGGACTTGGGCAAAACCGATACCAGTTCAGCATCCAGAACATGACCACAGCAACGCAGGTTCGTGCTAGCAATAAAGAGCTAACAGAAAGCGTCTGGAAGCAACGTATCGCAATCCAGGACGCCCTTACAGAGCTAACGAGATCAATTATCATCCTAGGCAAAGAGAAGTGCCACATATCCGGGCTTGATCCAGACGTTCGCATCACAATTCAATTTGACGACACTATGTTTTCAGACGAGGAAGCGGAGCGCCTAAGAATGCTTCAGGAAATCTCGGCCGGCATCCTACAGAAATGGGAATATCGCGTCCGATACTACGGAGAGGACGAAGAAACAGCCAGAGAGATGACCGGAGAAATAGAGAACCCGGCAGACAGAATTCAAAGTGTGTTCTTCCAGCAAGATGAAACACAAGAAGAGGAGCCAGAGGGTGAAGCCTAATGCTAGAACCGAACTATCTGCAGAACGTAGGTGACGACCTAGAAAAGCTATATCAGGAATTGGCCACAGAAATACTGGTGGACATAGCGGAGCGGATCAAGATGAATCAGGATGCTATGACAAGTACCACGGAGTATTTAAACAACAAGCTAAAGCAGCTAGGACTCCAGCAAGACTGGATTAACAAAAGACTAGCTGAAATACTTCACACTTCCGAAGAAGAAGTCGACCGGATCATGCAACAGAGCGCTTATAAAAGTATCCGCGATACCTTCGACAGACTAGAGGCTGGAGGATATGACACAAGTGGCTTAGAATTTTCGGATCAGATCAAAAAAGGAACATCAGCACTGTGGGGAGACATCCAAAACCTTACAAGGACCACAGCTCAACTGGCTAGCGACACTTTTATGAGATACTACGACATGGCTTACCTTCAGGTATCAAGCGGAGCTTACTCACTAGATCAAGCGACCGCAAACACAATAGACAAGTTATGCAGAGAAGGCCTAACAAAAGTATCCTACCCAAGCGGTGCTCAACGATCAATCGAGGCGGCCGTTCGATTGGCAGTACGAACCGCAGTAAACCAGAACGCCCTGGCTTGCGAGAAATCGGTCATTGAAGAACTAGATATAAATCGAGTACAGACAAGTGCCCACATGGGAGCTAGACCAAGCCACGCAGCCTGGCAAGGGAAAGTGTTCTGGGTAAACTATCCGGAAGGAAATTACGAGAACTTTTATGAGGCCACAGGATACGGAACAGGCGCAGGACTTGGCGGATGGAACTGTAGGCATTCATTTACTGCATACTTTCCAGGAATAAGCGAGGATTACAACAAGCCCGTAAATCCTAAAGAAAATGACAGAATATACCAGATGGAGCAAAAGCAAAGGTCCTACGAAAGAAACATGAGAAAGTGGGACAGAGAGCGCCGTGTGAAAGCCGCAGCAGGACTAGACACGACGAAAGAGGATTACTGGTATAAATACAACAAGATGAGACTGAAGGAGCTTGTGGACGCTTCTAAAGGCCGATTAAAGAGAGACTATTCAGCTGAGAAGATAGGCGGAACAAAAGGAAGACCTTACAAGCCTGTAAGAAGACCAAAAAGACGCGTTTCTTCATCACCAAGTTATAGCAGTCTTGGTGAGATTGACCCCAAAAAATATGGGGACCCTGAAAACTTAAACACAACTAAAACGATATTCACTGATGAAAGAGCAATGCACATAAAAGAAAGGCATCCAGATATATACGAGCTTGTTGTAAAACACGCAAAAGATATATTGGAAGACCCGGATGCAACATATCAAGAAGTGGGACGAGAAAACACAGTATGGGCCGTTAAACAAATAGATTCAGAATCAGGAAAAAGCGTACAAATGGTTATCAAGTTATCGCAAGGTTCAGAGGCAACCGAAAAGAACAACTCAATAATTACAGCCTATACAATTAACGCAAAGAGATTTATCACCAAAGAGAAAAAAGGGAAAATCAAACTGCTTTACAAAAAAGAAAATTGATGCCATACTATGAATACAGGATGGGCATCTGAAGTGGGTAAAAGATGCGTCTCACACGCCGAAGTGGCCAAAAGGGTACCCGGGTAAGCATCACCGGGCAGAGGTTCATCTTAAGAGCCGTGCTAGAAATAGCGCGGTTTTTTAGTAGATAGGAGGCAGAACATGTCGGAAGACTTCAGAACGATATACAAAATTCTATCAATTCTGCAGAAATCAATGGACTATGAGGTCGTAGACATCCGAAGACTTTCAGTGGATAACCTAGGCATCACAGAACCAAAGAGAAAAGCACTTTTAGGCATGCTACTGAAAAATGGATACGTTGAGGGATTCCAGGTGATCCAATACATAGGAGACCCAACACCAAACATTGAAGGGCTAGAAGGTATCCGAATAACACTGAAGGGTCTAGAATACCTAGAAGAAAACAGCTTGATGCAGAAAGCCGCAAGACTTGCAAAAGGAATTGCGGAAGTACTATAGAACACAACTAAATAAGGACAAGAACCGTGCTAGGAATGGCGCGGTTTTTATTATGCCCTAAGCACGGCATATAAAAGGCTTGAATACCCCTCGGCACGGGATATAAAAGGCCGGACTCGATACTGGAGTGAACCAGATATAAAAAACACAGGAGGACAAAATGGAGTTTTTAAAAGAAATCTTAGGTGAGGAATTGTATGCACAGGTTGCAGCTAAGCTAGAAGGAAATAAAGACGTAAAATTAGCGAACCTTGCCTCAGGAGACTACGTCTCGAAAGCAAAATACGAGAGCGACATGCAAGCCAAAGAAACACGCATTCAAGAGCTTACACAAAGCGTCAAGGATTTTGACGGAGTAGACGTAAAACAACTACAAAAAGACGTCAACGACTGGAAAACAAAGTACGATCATGACTTGGAAGAAACAAAACGTGACAGCGCAATTCGTTTAGCTATCGCGAAATCTGGAACCTTATCCGAAAAGGCCTTGATGGGGTTACTAGATAAAGACAAGATCAAGTTTGATAAGGATGGAAAATTAACAGGACTTGACGAACAATTAGAAGCTATCAAAAAAGAAGACAGCTTCTTATTTAAGGCGGCAGAGCCAAACAAGCCAAAACCAGGAAACGACGTCGTGCTTGATGGGAATCACGAAGGAAGTCCAAAACCAGAGGCACCAACAACTTTAGCCGCAGCAATCTCAGAACATTACAAAAAATAGGAGGAACTAAAAGATGCCAATTACATTAGCAGATTCTAAAGTCGGTTTAGCCGATCATGTAGACCAGAAGGTCATTGATGAGTTCCGCAGGGACTCTTTTATTTTGGATCGTTTAACTTTCGATAACGCAGTATCACCAGGAACAGGTGGCTCGACATTAACTTACGGCTATTTACAATTAAAAACACCTTCAGTGGCTGAAGGTCGTAAATTGAATAGCGAATACCAAGCTGGAGAAGCAATTAAGACGCAAAAAGCCGTTAACTTGAAAATCTTCGGTGGTGCGTTTGAAGTGGATCGTGTTTTAGAAGGAACAGCCGCAAGCTCAGAAATCTCATTCCAATTAGCCGAAAAAATCAAAGCTGTTAAAAACAAATTTCATTACGATTTTATTAATGGAAAATCAACATCGAAAGGTAACGCAGGAACAGATGTTACACCATTTGACGGTTTGGATGCATTAGTCACTGGAACTAATACAGAGGAAAAGAATGCCGCAGCACCATTCGACATGTCATCAGCTGCAAAAATCAAAGAAAACGCGAATGAGTTCATGTACGCTTTAGACAATTGGTTATCAAAGTTATCTGAAAAGCCAGACGCTTTATTAGTAAATAGCAAGACAGCTACAATGCTAAAAACTGTAGCTAAAATGCAAGGTTACTATGATCGTTCAAAGAACGACTTCGGACAAAAAGTCGAAACCTACGACGAAATCGCTATTGTTGACATGGGAGGATACTTTGACGGAGAAAACACAAAGATGTGCGTGCCTATTGACGCGAAAACAGGAACAACAAGCATCTATGCTGTAAAATTTGGATTAAACGCCGTTCACGCAGTAAGTCCAAAAGGAGACAAGATCATCGCAACATATTTACCTGACTTAAGGGTTCCAGGAGCTGTTAAATTAGGTGAAGTTGAAATGGTTGCAGCAATCGTTTCAAAAGATACAACAAAAGCCGGTGTATTCCGTAACGTTCAGGTCACAGCAGTAGCCGGATAAAAAGGAGATAAAGCATGATCCTAAGCTTTGAGGAATACACAGCCTTAGGTGGAACGCTACTGGATGAAGTGGAGTACTCACAAATAGAGCCAAGAACCGAAAGCCTTCTAGAATCCTACATTCGAGAGAAGATTCCATACTGGAAAGTTCAGGCTTTGGAAGATTACGACATGGACCTAAAAAAAGTAGTCCTATACCAGATTGACTTCATAGAAGCACATGGCGGCATGGATTGCTTTGTGGGTTCTAGCGATATGAACTTCACAGGCGCAACCACAAGCGGTTTCTCGTATTCCGTAGATAATGCGAAAACGATAAGGTTCCATGACATACCCTTATCAAGCCTAGCAGTATCAGAGCTCGACTACCAATTACTCAAAGCAGGACTAGCCTGCCAGGCGGTATGGTAAAAAGCCCGAGATGGCTTAGGCCGCATACAATAAAAGTCATGAACATTCTAGGAGAAGAAAACCTGGAAGAAACTACGTCAACAGTAACGGTTCAACACGTAAAGGTTTCCAAAACAAAAGCCCGGACTTATGGACAGACTGGCGCCAGTAATTCCGATACAATCCTCATAACGATAGATGTGAACGATTATAAGGCAGACAAGGTTCTAGTTCCCCCTTCAGAATTTAAGACGCCAGACAAGCAGTTCACGCTCAGAACCGGGGACCGTATCGAAGCACACGGCGACATTTACGAGATCACAAATGTGAATATTCTAAATCCCTTGAGAAATACGCCGGAATTCATAGAGGTAACATGTGAGTGAGTATCATCTAAAAGTTATAGTCGATATCCCGGTGGCCGAGCTACAGGCCCGAGGAACGAAAGCGCTCCGACGGTCCAGATTGAAGCTGAAGCAGCTTATCGTTCAAGATACGAACAAGAACGTGCCTATCGGAAAAGGAACGCTGAGAACATCAGCTTTAAGATGGGCGGCACAGGATAACGATTGGATCATATGGGACACACCATACGCACACTTCCAACATACAGGAAGAGTGATGATCGGAACCCATAGCCACAGTCCATGGGCTAAACACGGAGAAACAAAGGTCTATACAACTCGAAATTTGAGCTATAGACAAGGAGGTTCGGAGTGGTGGCCTAAGACTTTGAAAGCAAGAAAGACTGCCTGGATGGAAGGCGCTAAAAAGTTTTTTAAGGAGGAATTCAGATGAGTGAAAAGAAGATCATAAAGCTGGAAGACGTAAAACAGATTGAAGACGGATTGTACAATTTCTTTTCTTCAATCAATATCAACAACATACCGTGGTGCCTAGAGTACTTTAATGACTCCAAGCACACCGCCTTACTTTTCAAAAGTAGTGGCTACACGGAAGAAATAGAACACTATCTGGGTGGTGGCTACAGGGCTACTTACCCATTTGAAATTTATATTCAAGCCAGTAGAAAGGATACGAAAGCACGTCTGGACTTATCCAGAATCCTGTATGCACTAGTACAGGCACTCGCGGAAGAAGAGGCGCAAGGTTTCCCAAATCTCGTGCTAGACGAAGCCACACCGCAAGAGGTCGCACTCACAACGCTACCTTCAGACTACACAGGAGAAGAGGCCGCGCTTTCAACTTTCTACTGCTCTATGACATTAACCTACGAAAAGAAGGGAAGGTTTGAATGATGACAACAGAACTGCCTAATAGAGAACTAAAGGTCGAAGACAACCTACATTACGTCAAATTCACAGGCTCGGAGAGCTACGTTCTAGCTAACAAGGGATTGACAAACTGGGAGCAAGCTTTGAACGCTACAACAGATGATGGGGTGCAATATATCGGAGAAGCCGGAAGCCAAAGCCAGGTTACGGGTTACGCGCCTACAGTATCTTACGAGGGCCGAGCGTATCCAGGGGACGCATTTAACTACTGGGTATACTTGCAAGGTAAAGAACAAAGAGTCGGTTCTACTTTTGAAGAGATCGAAGTGGAAACATGGAACGAAAAAACACCTAAGTCTGGGGATTTTGTAGCATATCAAAGAATCTATGAAGTGCAACCAGATAACCCAGGAAGCGGAGAGGCCGGAGGCAAACTAATGTGCTCTGGAACATTTGCACAACAAGGTGATCAGGTACCGGGAACATTCAACATTAAGGCGAAAACATTTACCCCGGACAACGCTACAGAGTAAAGCACATAACAACATAAGGAGGACACCATGGAACTAAAATTACAAAAACAATTATTTAAAGATATCGAAATCGACGGACACAGATTCAGAGTCGATGTAAAGGACACTTCTAAGATTGAAGCCCTAGAAAACTGGGCAACAGAACAGAATTCTCTAAGCAAATTCGGAAAAGAATCGCTAGAGGACTGCCCTGCTTTAATTGATAAGATTCTAGGAGATGGAGCCTTTGAGACACTATTCAAAGGATACGAAGAAAGCTCGGCACAATTTGAACTTTGCTTCACTTTGCACAGCATCTTCCAGGATGAATTTTTAAAGGATCAGCAGGCAAAAGTCGCGGAAGAAGAAAAGAAGAATCTGGACAAAATCGACAAGCTTTGCGAATCTATGGACAAATTTAACAGGACATTAGAATACGCAGACAAACGATATGGAGGAAGAAATGCTGTGGCTAAAGAGAGAAGATCTTCCAGAAAGCATAGACGCTAACGGCACGACTCTCCCCATTTTTGCAGACTTTAGAACCTGGGTCCGAGTTGACAGCGTTATACAAGATAACGCAATACCAGAGGAACTGAAGCTGCCCGTTATTTGTGATCTAATAGGAATCAATCCGTTCACTTTTAAAGGTGATCAGAAAGACCTATGGGATGCAATAATGGGCTTTTATTTTTGCGACAAAGAGCCTAAAGAATCTCATGCCAAGACAAACGGACGACAAGGCTATCGATTCGAATACGATATGGACCTTATATATGCAGCATTTAGACAGCAATACAATATAAACCTTTTAGACGCCAAACTTCATTGGTTCGAGTTTAAGGCACTTTTTAATGCCCTAAGCGACGATACCATGATCATACGCGTTATTGGATACAGAACCAGAGATACTTCAAATCTAAAAGGAGAGGAGAAGAGTCACGCGCAGCGCCTAGAAAAGTATTACCGCTTGCCTGAAGACAAAGGACCAGAAAAGGAAAGAACACCGCAAGAAATAGAAGCAGAACTTCTGGCCAGATTAGAAACCTAGGAGGTTGAAAAATGGCATCAGGAGCTGATGGAACAATTAAAGTCAAACTAGGACTTGACGACAGCGAATACAAAAGCGGCCTTAGCGGAGCGCATAAAAGTGCGGAAAGCTTCGCGGACAAAGTGAAGTCAACCTTCGTGAGCGCAACGGTATTCAAAGCCGCCAGCAAAGGTTGGGACTTAATATCTGGATCAATCGGAAAAGCAACCGCCCGATTAGATGCCATGCAAAAAGCTAAACAGGTAATTGGAGTTTTAGCAGGAAGCAGCAAAAAAGCTGCGAAGGTTGTAAATAACTTAAGTGATGCTGTAACGGATACCGCTTATGGCCTAGATACAGCAGCCACTTCAACACAAAAGCTGGCCACATCAGGGCTGGGCTTAGATAAATCTACTCGAATGGTAAAGGACATGATGGATGCCGTTTCTTTCTATGGAGACGGAACCAATGAAACCTTGGCCAATACAGTAGATGCAATCGCAAAGATGAATGCCTCTGGTAAGATTTCAGCCGATCAGTGGCAACGTTTAACAGATGCCGGAATTCCTGTTTTAAAAATCTTTTCTGAGAAAACTGGGAAAAGTATGGAAGAAGTTTCGGATGCTTTTTCTAAGGGACAAATTAGTGCGCAAGAATTTAATGACACTTTAATGGACGCTCTAGAAAACGGAACGGAATCCTTTCCAGCTGTAGCAGGAAAAGCCAAAGAGATGGCCGGGAGCTTTGCGACAAGTTTCACGAACATGTCGGCACGTATCGCAATCGGTATAGCTAACATCATTACAGCGTTCAATGACTTTTTAGCGGATAACAGCTTGCCAACAATTCAAGAAATGATTGCAAACTTCGGGTCCGTAATCAAAAACGGATTAAATTGGATTGCAGAAGAAATACCGAAAGCATTGAACGCACTGAAAGATTTTTTCGCGCCAACAGCGGAAGCAATCAAAGCTGCAACAGAGAAGATTCAAGAGGCCTGGAACAGCGTGCGAGAAACTATCGCGCAGAAACTAGACTCTAATGATTCCCTAGACTTTGTAAAGAGCGGATTGGAAAGAATCAGAGATATTCTGCCGATTCTTGTAGAAAAAGTAGGAGAGTTCGTCGCAGCGTTTATCGAGAAGCTTCCAGACATTATAGACAAAGTACAAACGGTAGCAGATAAGATTCAGGAGCTAATGCCTTTAATTGCAGCCGTAGCCGGAGCCTTTGCAGCCTGGAAAGGAATCAAGGCTGTAAGTAATATCGCGAAAACAATCGGTGATGCAGGAAAGAAGATCAAGACATTCGGACACCTAGTATCACAAGGTTCTGGATTGATTGATGGCCTAGCCTACGCCGCATCATCAGGAACAGGCGTGATTGCAAGTATGGCCGAAGCCTTTACACTAGCCGGCGGAGGACTTTCTGGATTAAGCGCAGCTCTTGGAGTAATCGGTGGACCTATCACACTGGTGGTCGTAGCTATCGGAGCATTAGTAGCGGCTTTCGTATATCTTTGGAATACCAGCGACAACTTCAGAGAATTCTGGATCAATCTATGGAAAGGCATAAAGGAAACTACAGGCCAAGTCATAGATGGAATCGTAAACTTCTTTACAGTAACAATTCCAGAGGCGTGCCAAAGTTTCGTGGAAGCGGCACAGAACCTGGCTACACAAGTAGTTCAATTCTTTACGGTTACCATTCCAAACGGCGTACAAACGCTTGTGACGAACATTCAAACTTTTTTCGGTACAACGATACCTTACTGGATCGGATACGCCGTAGGATATATTCTAGGAAAGTTCGTAGAGTGGGGTCTAAGACTTGTACAATTCGCGACGCAAGACATTCCGCAGTTTATATCGAAAGTAGTGGATTGGTTTAAGCAGCTACCAGGCCAGATCTGGACTTGGCTACTAAACACAATCAACAAAACAGCCGAATGGGTAAGTCAGATGATCCAGAAAGCGATTCAGGCAGGGCGTGACTTTGTATCAAATGCGATCAACTTTATTTCACAATTACCTGGTAAAGTATGGACATGGCTATCAAATACGATCAGCAATGCCGCAAGTTTTGCAAGTCAGTTTGTACAGCAAGCGATTCAAGCAGGACAGAATTTCTTTAATGGAATTGTAAACAAGGTAAGAGGAATACCTGGACAGATGCTATCTATTGGCTCGGATATCGTAGGCGGAATTAAACGAGGAATCAGCAACGCATGGGGCGGATTGACTGGATGGCTTGGAAACATGGCCAAGGGCCTTATTGACGGCGTAAAAAGTGCTTTAGGAATCGGGTCGCCTTCAAGACTATTCGCAGATCGTATAGGTAAATGGATTCCGGCCGGAATCACGCTAGGCGTAGAAAGAGCTATGCCAAAGGCTAAGGCCTTTATGGGACGCATGTCTAGCGATTTACTAGAAGCAGCTAACATGGACAGCCTAACTTCGAGATTGGCTTTAGAAGGCAATCCTGGAGGCCTAGGAAGCGGCTTAGGTAATACAGTCGTCTATCAAGTAGATCAGACTATAAATTCAGCGAAGGAACTAAGACCTAGCGAAATCGCGCAAGAAACAGAAAGAATGGTTAGGAGGTTAGCATGGGCGTAACAGTAATATACACAAATAGCCTGGGGAAATCCGTTGAGTTTTCCGAGGCCTCAGGCATCCGACTAACAACACTAGACGGAATCTCTAAAAATGAGATCACTTTATCAGAATCAAGCGTTTCAAATCAAATAGGGACAACGGTGTCCGGGACTTCTATTGAGCCCAAGGACATCACCCTAGAGGGGCGCTTTAAATACAACGCAGACACTAGAAAAAAGCTTCTAGCTGTAATCCTTCCTGGAGTATCAGCAACACTGCGTTATATCAACACAAGAGCCGGAGTCGATGTATACTGGAAGGTTGAACCTAAAACGGCGCCAATCATCACGCTCAATGAAACCTGGCAAAAATTCCAGATTGTACTGAGGGCTCCATTCCCATACGCAAGACGAGCAAAGGAAACAAGGGTGACTTTCCAAAGACTGAGGTCGCTCTTTAAATTTCCTCGCTCTTTTTCAAATACGGAACCCTGGAAAATATCAGAGAAGCTCACAACGCCACTAGTAACAGTCGATTACAATGGCAGTATAAATACTGGCTTTCTTTTGACTATGAAAGCAGAGGCAAAAGTGAAAAACCCGAAAATTTTGAACGTGTTCACTCAGGAGCACATATCCTTCGGACAAGTAGCAGACCTAGAAATGAATATAGGGGACGTGCTAGAAATAAGTACTTTTGCAAACGAGCAATACTGCCACTTGATACGAAACGGAGAAGTAGAAAACATTTTCTGGATGACAGATTATGATTCCGAGTTTTTTCAGATTCAACCCGGAGAAAACGTACTGAATTATACAGCAGAGGAAAACCCCGGAAGTCTGGATGCACTTCTACGGTTTGAAGAAGTACTGGCGGGGGTATAGATATGCACTATTATGTTTACGACAGAGAAGGAAAAAGACAAGGACCGCTCCAGAACATAACCAGCGTACAATGGAACCCAAAATACTACGAAACGGGGAAAGCCGAGATTCATGTGGAATATACGGACTTCAATACAAAGTATCTACAGAAATGGAACCGAATCGTTTGCAAGGAAAGAAACGAGATTCTCTTTATAGAATCCGTAGAAAGACTTGCAAAAGAAATTGTAGTACTCGGTCATATGGACAATTTGGAGGACCGTATAAACCTCTATACCTTGACCGTTCGAAATGTAGAACAATCGTTACTCGGTAATTTTGAAAAGAACAAGCGCGGATTAGATATCGTAATCGGAGAGAATACAGGCCTTCCTGGAAAGCTTGAGAACGCATCCGACACAACATACGACACGCTCAGGACCATGGCTCAAAAATACTGCCAGCTAGTAGGCTACGGCTACAGAGAAGTTCTAAAAGGGACTACACTGAATTACTTCGAAATCTACACAGGATCAACAAAGAACAAGCTGAGGTTTTCAGACAGACTCGGAAACCTAATCTCACAGACTTTTATCGAGGATATATCAGGATATAAAAACTATGCTTACGTGTACGGAGAAGAATCTGGATCAGGCCGAAAAAGCGTGATCGTAGATCTTCGAACAAAAGATGAGCCAAGAATGGAGCTATATGTGGATGCCCGAGATTTACAGTCTACATATAAGGATGCCTCAGGCAATGAACAAACCTATACGGAAGAGGAATATATCAATTTGCTAAAAGAGAGAGGCCTCAATAAGCTAGCAGAGGCTAGAAAAGGCTCTTCTAAATTTGAATTTGAAATTGATGCGGACGACAAGAAGGCCGTCCTTCAAAAGGACTTTGACCTAGGAGACGTGATACCGTGTCTAAGCTTTAGATTCAATTTATTTACGTTTGCAAGAATCTCAGGCCTTAAGTTTGTAGAAGAAAGCAATTTACAGACGCAGGTCACTCTTGAATTAGAATTTGTAGAGGTTCAAGAAAGCACAACAAAAATGAAAGGAGGGGGCTCATGACAGCATACCCTTTAGACAATACGGAGTATCTGGCAGAAGATCTGCGGATGTTCCATGCCGGGAGAACACCTGGCCTTTTTAATATCACCGGTGAAGACTTCAAAGTAAAAATTGCCGGCGGTATGAATATATCAGTCAGTAACGGGCTCGCCTTTTTAAAGACATCCAGCGACGGAATAGGTGGTATTGTTTACTCGCCTAAAGACGAAACTACCCTGACAGCTACCGTCGCTACGAACTACACTAGATACGACTACGTGGCCATTCGATATGATAAGATCAGCAATTCATGCGGCCTTGTATATCAGGAAGGAACGCAGTCAATGCCTACGCCTATTCGAAATCTAGAACAATACGAGCTGATCATTGCGATTGTAGTTTTAAAGGCGTCAGCTGGAGAAATCACGCCAGAGATGATTCAAGACGTAAGACTTGACGAAAACTACTGCGGACTAACGGTTGATACTTTAACGCGAGTACCGACACAAGAACTATATGATCAATTCCAAAGTTTCTATGAAAGAATCCAGAAAGAAAATGAGGACACTCAGTACGCCAACGGTGAGAAATTCAGAAAATGGTTCGAGTCTTTAGAAGAAACGCTTCAGGGTGAAGTCGCAACAGCATTAGCTGGCCGCATTCTAAACCTTGAAAATATGCTTCTGGACAATCACATTTATACAGAGCTTCAAGTTGACGTGGACAACACTCTAACCGACGAAGAGGGCACAAATATATTTGCGGACTGGAGATATCAGGTTCAGTAGGTAAGATCATGAGACAAGGGACAACACCAACTCTGGTCATTCACACATCAGGACTCGAGCTAGAGAAACTAACAAGTCTATATTTAACGATTGAACAGAACGGGACTATTCTAACAAAAAGAATGGAAGACCTAGTGATTGAGGAAAATACTGTAGCCGTAACGCTAACCCAGGAAGAGACACTTCAATTTATGCCTGGACGATATCAGGTACAAATTCGAGCTATCACCGAAGAAGGAACTGTTATAGCTTCCCCAATTCTAACTCGTCCTGTTTTTCCGGTTTTATATAAGGAAATCATAGAATGATGAAAGATGAATTTAGTATCAATCTAGCCGAGGAAAACGAAAGCCTGGGGTTTGATTTAAAAGAGCAATACGTCGCAGGAACAAGCGACTACAACAAACTGAAAAACAAGCCAACTCTAAACGGTAAAGAGATCGTAGGAGCTATGGAAGAAGAGGACCCGACAGTTTCTGGATGGGCTAAAGAACCAACAAAGCCGAGCTATACGGCGGAAGAAGTAGGCGCAATAAAAAATGACGAGATCAAGGCAATCTCACTAGACGAGCTTAACAGCTTGTGGGAAGGAGTATAGACATGGCTACAGAATATCTGGACAAGGCAGGGGCGACCCTACTGGTCCAAAAGACAAAAGCAGAATTAGCAAAGAAAGTTGATTCCGTAGGCGGGAAAGTACTTTCAACAAATGATTACACTACAGCAGAAAAAGACAAATTAGCAGGCATTGCACCAGGAGCTCAGGTTAACACAATCACAATGGTGAAGGTTAACGGAACAGCACTAACACCCGACGCCAGCAAAGCTGTAGACGTAACCACGCCAACCAAAACCTCGCAGCTTACAAATGACAGTGGATATCAGACAGCGTCGCAAGTAAGTTCTGCGATCAGTACTGCAGTTGGTAACATTACACAGATTTCATATAGCAAAGTAAGTTCATTACCTGCTACAGGAGCAACCGGTGTTATTTACTTAGTAGCGCACAGCCACGGAACGCAGGACATCTATGATGAGTATATCTGGATGGCAGACTCAAGAACGTTCGAGAAAATCGGAACTACAGACATTGATCTAAGTGGATATGTAAAGACAACCGATTTAACAGCAATCACGACAGACGAGCTGAACGCAATGTGGTCCGCAGCATAGGAGGTGAAAGCCTATGCTCGGTTTTAAAGATAAGGCAGCTATTAACTGGATCGTAACCAAGATAAAGGCGGTTACTACATCACATAATGCATTGAATCAAATGGTGATGAATAATCACTTTACCACGAATTTGAACGCAACAAGCGCTCAAGATTTAGTGGATGAAAAAGGAAATACAATCTTAGCTGATTGGTCTTACGAAGTAGCAAGTGGAGAAGTCGGCACGGATTGGAAATATAAAATCAAGGAGGAATAATATGGGAAAACAAGTCACAGAATTAGACGTGTTACCTAGCTTTACAGATACGGGCTTACTACCTGTGCACAATGGCGCAGGATTAAAAAAAGGTTCACTATCGCAACTAGCAAATTATTTAGGAACTAAATTCAGTAATCCGAATTTATTGACTAATCCGGATTTTAAAATCAATCAAAGAGGAAACAGTACTTACAGTTCTACAAATTCAAAAAAAATATATACTGTTGATAGATGGAATATTTATAACGCTAATCTGAATGCGTCAACAAAAGTGTTGACAAATCCAAATTCAAGCAGTGGACAATTTAAACAAACTTTAGAACTCCCTCTAATAGGAACATATACAGTAACAATTAAGGCTTCAAGAGTAAGTGGCAATGTGCATTTCTTTATAAATGAGAATGGCTCTAATATTATTGATAAAAGCATTGTATCCGGATTGAATACCGTAACATTTACATCGACAAAAGGGGTTTCGGAAGTTGGCGTTTTAATTTCAAGTGGAGCTTCATTGCAGATAGATTATGTAAAACTAGAAGAGGGTGCAGTCGCAACTGCATATACTGCTCCTAACCCTATAGAAGAGTATCCGAAGTGTCAAAGATATTTTCAATATATCCCAAAATTGTATTGTGTACCACTTGTATATACGAGAGATTTAATTAGTGTTTCAGAAAAATACTTTCAAGCGACAAGTGGTAATTTACCTACAGAAATGAGAATAACGCCGACATTGACATATAAAGCACTAGGCCAAAGCGATAATTCTACATTTACCGGAAGTGCTTCTTTTGAACTTACTAGTAAATCAATTGATACAATTACTCTTGACCGTGCAATAAGCAACTTCACAATCACTATTAACGGTATAACTCTAGACGCAGAAATTTATTAGGAGGAACTATGAACAACGAATATAAAGTATACGTATCCTTACAAGACGGATATATCACATCTATTAATTCAGAAATCTTCTTATCAGAAGAAGAAATGTCAACTATGACAGAGATTGACAAAGGGAAAGGCGATAAATACGCTCATGCTCAAGGTTTATATCTAGAAAAAGAATTAGTAGACGAGCACGGAAGATATAACTACAAATTTGTAGAAGGTAAAGTGGTTGAAGTCGCGGAAGAAGAAAAGCCAACAATCAAAGAACCAGAGCAACAAGCAACCGCACAGGATAAGATTGAGGCACAAGTCATGTACACGGCCATGATGACAGATACACTTCTAGAAGAAAGCGAGGCTTAATTTATGTTTGAAAAAATCAAAAGATTTTATGATCTAAAACTATATACAGATAAGCAGGTAAGAAAGTTCTGTGAAAAAGGATTCATCACAGCTGATCAGTATAAAGAAATCACCGGAGAAACATACTAACACTGGAAATAAGAAGGAGCTAAAAAGCTTCTTCTTTTTCATAAATAGAAGGAGGTCCAGAATATGAGAAAAGGACAAAAACTTACAAAAGGCGGATATCAGCTTTTAGGCTTTCCGATGGAGTACATGAATGTAACTCAAGGAAACAACGTAGGAACACACCTAGGAACAAACGCCTTAGACAACGCAGGAAAGGACACAGGAATCGATGAAACAATTGCACCGTGCGATTGCCACTTAGTAGCCTATGACACTGCACAGAACGGAAACGCAGTATTCCTAGAATCAGACAAGAAAGTTCTATTCAGAGACGGAACGATCGACTTTGCTACATTTATGTTTATTCACGATAACTATATCGAGGATATCAAGAAAGTAAAATACTTCAAGCAAGGTGACACTTTCGGGGACGAAGGGACAACGGGATACGCTACAGGAAACCACAGCCACATGGAAGTCGCAAAAGGTAAATTTACGCACTGCTATGACCGCAATGCACAAGGCACTTATCACCTTCCAAACAACGTGTCCGCAGACCTTGCATTCGTAACAGACGGAACTGTGATTTTAAATAAAGGATCATTCGCAAACTGGACAGATTCAAGTCACGTGCCATTCAATCAAGGAGGCCAGACTTCTACGGGATCAGCATCCGTGCTAAACGGTATCCCTTCAGACTTTGTCTACGAAAAAGCTACATTCTATCCGGCTTGTACAATCAAGATCAGACGCGCCCCAAGCCTAAAGGGACAAGATACAGGCCTAACATATATCAAAGGGCAGCATGTAAACTATGACGGCTATGTTCGTCGAGAAGGATACGTGTGGATCAGCTGGATTGGTGGCGACGGAACACGACGATGGATGGCCGCCGGAGAATTAAATTCAGCAGGAGTAAACGTAAAACCATACGGAACATTTAAATAGAAAGGATCAGCAATAGAACACAATGAATCGAAGAATAAATAGAAGATACCAGACACCTCTACGCCCAGACTTTGCACATTTTCTAATCGAGGAGCAAGGACTGAGCGATAAGCAGAAAAAAGTTGTATACCAGCTAAGAAGCAAAACGCAAGACTCGCAATGGCACTACCAAGACGCAGGCATGTCAAAAGACGAATTCGAAGAAACCGTCAAAGATTTAAATGACTACTACTGGGCCCTTTTGGTAGATATGGCCTTCGGATTTTACAAGCTAAAGAAGGACAAAAGAGGGACGGTTCCAGACATGAAAATATAAGAGAATATAGGTGAAAAGAGGTAGAACACAATGAACACACCATACTTCAATAATTTCATGCCGCAGCCGGGGCAGTTTGGAATGCCACAGATGCAGGCACCGACTCAACAAATGAACCAGATTCAATTTGTAAATGGAATCGAAAGTGCTAAAGCTTTCACTCTAGGACCGAACCAGTCCGTGATTTTAATGGATAGTAACAAGCCCGTTTTTTACCAAAAACAAGCAGACGCAAGTGGCTTCTGTACAATTAAGGCTTATAGCTTCCAGGAAGTGAAAGAAGATCAACCGGAAGACAAGTACCTCACGAAGGCAGAATTCCAGGAATGGCTTTCAAAGGTAGAACAGAACGCGAGAGGAGGCAACCGTCATGAATCCACTACTTCAAAATAGACCAGGAGGAAACGGAAACATGCTGCAACAATTTCAGCAATTTAAAAAGATGCTAGGGACGCAGGACCCGCAGCAACTTCTAAACGAGCTGATGGCCTCCGGAAAATTTACGCAGGCTCAACTGGATCAAGCCAAACAAATGGCGGAACAGTTCAAGGGCTTTCTAAAATAGGATTTTGCAAAATCAAGATAGATAAGAAAGGAGAACACACATGGACAACTTATCATTATCTGATATCGCTTCTGTAACTGGAAACAAAGATGGCTTTCTAGAAGGAAACGGGATTATCATTCTAATTTTATTCTTTTTGATTTTTGGATTTGGTGGCGGCGGAGCCTGGGGAAACAACCAGCAAGGCACACAGGCAGAGGTTCAGCGCGGATTTGATACACAAGCTATTATTAGCAAGCTAGACGGAATCACAAACGGAATCTGCTCAAACGCATACGAAAACGCGCAGCTAATCAACCAGATGAACGTGAACCAAATGCAAAACGCAAACACAACGCAGATGGCCATGATGAATGGCTTCAACGGTGTAAATAGTTCTTTATGCCAAGGTTTTGGAGGAGTACAGGAAAGCATTAACAACCTATCTCACCAGATGGAACAATGCTGCTGCAACTTAAAGACTCAAATGATGCAAGACAAATATGATGCCTTGAAAACTCAATATGATCAAAGCTTGCAGGCAATTTCAAACAGCGTACAAACTCAAAACATTTTGAGCCAATTAGGACGATATTACACAAATCCGCCTTACTACCCACAATACGGAACTTACTACCCTACAGGCGCTACAGTAGCCTAGAGGTAGAAACATGATCCAAGTCGTCAACACGACAAGCGCAACACTAGCAGCAGGCGCAACGATCCCACCTGGAACCGTTCAGGTTCGGACAAACAACAGAGTCAATCTAAACGGAAACGCTCTGGAGATCGTAAAACCTGGAACGTATAAAGTGGATGGAAGCTTCGTGATTTCAGCAACTGCAGCGGGAACAAATCAAGTGCAACTTTATGCCAACGGAACAGCAGTTCCGGGAGCCGTAGCACAAGTAACAACAACCGCAGCAGACAACGTGATCACTCTTCCAGTATCCGCTGTCATTCAGGCAGCACCAGCTGCACCAGGAAACAAGGTCGCTCTAACGTGGGTTACATCAGCAGCCGGAACTCTGATCAACGCATCAGAAACGGTTTCTAGAATAGTATAGGTGATTGAAGGCATGCCAGAAGGCGTGCCCTTTTTAGTAGGAGGTAACGAGGATGAGTAGACTTACAAACAAAGCATGGTGGGAAGCAGCAGGAGTTCGAGCAATCAAGACAATGGCTCAAACAGCGCTAGCCTCTATCACAGTAGGAGCAGCCGTTCCGGACATTAACTGGATGTATGCAGCAAGCACAACGGTCGTGGCAGGCGTATGCTCAATTCTAACAAGCCTTGCGGGCTTGCCAGAAGTAAACGAGGACGAATAATGACTGATACAATTCTGGTTGCGATCATATCCGGACTTTGCGTCGGAGTACCTTCAGTCCTAGCAACATGGACCAGCAACTCCAAACATTCAGCATTGCTGGATTACAAGGTAGAACAGATGGACAAAAAGGTCGACAGCCTAGCGAAAAAACTCGAAAGCCATAACGAGCTGGAGAAGGAAGTGGCTACACTAAAGGAACAGGTCAAAGACCTATCGGAACGGATTAAGGGAATGCTTGAAAAATAGCGTTCCCTTTTTTTTATTTTCTGCTTTATTTTTAGCCTTTTTGCTTGCTTTATGTAATGTAATACATTATAATGTGAGTGTAAAAAGAAAGAGAGATAGAACACAATGACAAACACAGAATGCATCGAAACACTAGAAACTAGAATTCAAAACTGGATTGAAGAACAAACAAGAATCGCAAAGGAAATTCAATACGAACTAAACGCAATCGAAAGAGAAGAAAGAGACATTGACTTCGGAAAAATCAGAAAATTAGCTTACGAAGCAGACGTATATGAAACATTGATTCAAGAATCACAACGCCAAATTAGAACACTACAGGAGGAAGCTTAATATGACTAGAGAAGAAGCAGCAATGAGACTAAAGGAAGAAGTGCTGGATCAATTGTATTACGATAGACACATGATGACTCTAAAAGAAATAGAAAGCTGGCTATACAAGCACAATTGCGATGAAGACGCCTTGGACGTAATCATGGAAATAATAGAGGACTAAGGAGGACACAGACCTATGGGAATCGGTAGAAATATCAAGATCATAACAGAATTCAAGGGCATGACCCTCGTGGAATTATCTAAGAAAAGCGGTGTATCATTAAATACGATTCATATGCTTACGCGTGATGATCCAGACAATGCAACGATTCGCACTGTTGATAAATTAGCAGCAGCACTAGAAGTTAATAGGGACTCATTGCTCTCTGGGGAAGAAGGCGCATCAGAAAAGAATGACAATCTAGAAAAAGAAATTAATTTATCTGAAGCAATCATGAAAGTTATAAGAACTCTAAGCACACCAGGAAAAAAGGACTGGGACTACATAGAATATTTAGTGACCGAAGCTAAGATACTAGACACAGAGACGGAAACGGAGGAGAAGTAAGATGGCAGTATCAGAGGCAAGAAAAAGAGCAAACCAAAAGTGGAGCGATAAGACATACAAGATCAAGACCTTCAGGCTTCATCTAAAACATGACGCAGACATTCTGGAATACCTAGACACAAAAGAAAGCGTCAACAGATACCTGAAAGATTTGATCAGAGAAGACATAGAACGACAAAAGAAAGAGGCCGAGTAG